ATACCGGTGCCCGCACCAGCAGTTATTCTTTTTTCACTCGGATTCATTTTATTGTCCTACTATACAACTATACTTTATTTCTCTATATGTAATCTCTCGATATCACACAACAAAGCCTCGCACGGCGTAAAGAACCATTTCTTGCCGTTGATGGCCTTTCGGTCAAACGTCCGCAATAAAAACTCTTGAAACACACACAACTCTTTTTGGGTTCTAAATTTCGTGTTTTCAGTTGTAAGTTTATATTCATCACCTTGGGTAAGTGCGTTCAATCCCAGCGCAGTATTAATGATTGTGATTGCGTCTGTTTTTCCAGATTGGTCGCATCGTGCGCCTTTATCGCGTTTCTTCGACATGACTTTCACCTTGAATACCAAGTATTCCATTTTGAATAATGAAATAAAACCGACCATTATATTCATTTTTTGGATTTGCTCGGTCTGGACTTTCGCTAAAAGGAGTGAGAAGTCACGTTCGTCTTCGGGTTCCGCAGAGACCCATTCGCGTGTTTCATAACGGAGGACAACGAGTTCGAATAATTCCTTCTTTGCCTTATTGAATAATAGCATACCTTTGTCTTCGGGCATAACACTCGTGGCGGACCTGGAACCGGCAGTGGCGGAAGCAGCAGCAGCAGAAGCCCTTCGTCCTACCAACGGTCGGTGTATCACCTGTCTGGCGTAATATTGAAGAATCATACGTTCGAATGTCGAGAGATTTTGAATCGCCATACTAGCGCTGCCGCTGCTCGCACTTCCGCCAGATGGTTCCATCGAACCATTATTCTTTTGATACAAATAATTCAATATACCGATGGACTCATCAAACGTCAAGTGTTCAATCAAATTCGCGATGACAAGTTCATGAAGCTCATCCATCGAAATTTGGAATTCATCTGTCTGAGAGATTTGAAGAATCACCTTACCGCAATAATAATACCACTCATCTTGTTCTTTTGTCGGTTTTTCAATCACAGTCTTACATGTTTCAAATGTATCGAATAACATTCCGAGTGTATTTTCTGATGTGGTTTCTGGTTCGGCGGCTGCTGCGAGTTCGGGTGCGGGTGCGGGTGGTTCAGGCGCAACGACCTCGCTCGCCACATCCGCCGATGCCGACGCGAGTCCCGCCACCTCCGCCGCCACCTTTTTCGCAACCTTTTTATTTGGAACCACCGATGCTCCCGTCGGCCCAGAAGGAGCAAGAGCAGAAACACCCGACTTCGAGAGAATTCCCAAATAATCCTCTGTTATATTTTCTGGAAGAGGATATTCGATTGCGGTATGCTTAAAAGGAACAGGCGTGCTTCGTTCATGAATACTAATACGTTTATCGGTGATTTCAATCGGTTGAAATAAATAGTAGTCGCCGACATTTATGATACGCCCAAGACGCCCATATTTATCATTTACATACTCGTTGGGGTCTGTCACCATTTGTGACAACGCAAGGTTGATTTGTGCGATGGGATATTGACGTATCGCATTTACGTGCGCGATGATTCCGTTGCGTCCAGTCTTCTTGTAAAAATACGACTCCTTATACAAATCGCGGATTTTGTGAATGATTTTATCGAGATTCATCGACATGAATTTTTCATTAAATGTATCCAAGCGAACGTCGCCTTCTCTCCGCTCACGCCCTTGCGCACCTTGGTCGTCGTCGCTGTCGTCGTCATCACCCATTCCATATAAATCGCTCTGTTCTTGAATTGGTCGGCCATTTGAAAATGTCGGCCTACAAACATATTCGCATCGTTCCATATAATCACATAATGCGGAATATGGACGTGCGCCGACCTGATAGTCGATTTGTTTGCGCGACGAGAGATTCAGTTGAACCACTTGATTCAGTTGCGCGGCGGTTTGTGTGTTGTGCTGAACATTCAATAAACAATCCACCGCGGAGGTTCGTAGCACGCGAGAGACAACCCCGATTTTTATCGCTTTAAATTCAGATAGGCGATATAAATAAAGGTCGATCGCTTCAATATCCGGATTTGAAAGCTCGGTTCCGTATAAATACAATTCGACATTTCTTTGCGCAAAGGGCAGACGCTTATGACTACAGTTACGGATAGCACGACCGATAATTTGTTCAAGGAGGTTCATGTTATACCACGGTTCCAATATATGGACTTGGCGAATGTTTTTGAAATCGAGACCTTCACTTCCAGCTACTGAAATAATGACGACTTTCACATTTTCACCATTTGTGTTATATTCGCTCGTGAGCGCTTTTAATTCGTGTAAATTATCCGGTGAAATCGTGGGATCGCCTGTGATGACCGAATAACGCGCGGGGCGAAATAGTTGGTCAGGATGTTCCGCCTGATGTCGTCGCTGGGGAAGCATCGTAATCGAATCGATATTTTGCGAGGGTTTGCTACGAAACAACGACGAATTTCCACCAGCCACGCTATACCTGATGAAACCTAGCTCTTCTAATGCGAGAGCAATCGGAACAACACCGCCGTCGATATACTGACTGTAAATAAGAATAACACCGTCGCTCACCATGACCTTATCCGTAATGTTTTTTATTTTCGCGGAATACCTACCGATATTGTCAGGTGCGAAGATACGAGACGATGTTTTTGTCGTTGTTTCGCCGCGTGGCAGTTTGAATCCGCGCGTGAATTCAGGGCGGTATTCGAAATTCTGGCGCATCGGTGGATTCCCAACCTCTTCATAGGACATGATATGACGCAGACCCTCTTTTCCGATACATGCTGTAATATCAAATTCATCGTTGGGGTCGTTGATGTATTCGATGAGAGATGGATGCGGATATACTATATTCAAGGCTTCAAGAGGTCGTTGGACCGCAGCATAACCAATCGTGTCCATATTTTCAAAGGAAGGGAAATCCGCGGATTCAACCACGGTGGTTTCATCGATTACAGCGACGTCGCCTGTGCCGGTGCCTGTTCCTGCCGCGGCGGCGGCCTTCCCTTTGCCTTTTCCTTTTCCTTTTTCTTTGCCTTTGCTTTTACCTTCCTCTGCTTCCGCAGCCGCCGCCGCCGCCTTCTTTCGTCGAACCATCGCACTCTTTTTATAGATGTACATCGCCTTCATGTCGTTTATTATAAATCGATAGGCGGCTTCTTGTATATCGCCCACGCGTGTCATATATACATCCATATGTTCAATCGGTTGTTCAATATACCGCCCGTTCAATTGACGGCGCGGATACCCTACCGCTCCCGCCACCGCTCCCGCGTCCCCATGAAGACGCGCAAGAAGCGAAAATTCAGGCGAATGTTCTCTCGGATATACTCGGTATGGAAATGTGTATGGGTTTTCACCACGCACGAATGAAACATAACCCGTCGCTTTACGAACGAGCAATTCTTTTCCAATCTCTCGACCATCCGCATCTAAACGGAAATTACCGCGGTCATCAAACACATCCGTGATGTCAATCGTCGCTCGACGGTCATTCAGGTTCATCAAGTTAATCAACCACACGATTTCCTTGTAACTGTTATACATTGGTGTTCCCGAGAGAAGGAGCAAACGCACATTATTCACCTTCTGAACAATCTGAAACAATATCTTCGCCACACGCTTATCACGGTTATCATCGGTGATGCGGATATTATGAACTTCATCGATAATAATCAGCGTATTTGCGAACAATTTGCGCAGCTTTGTCACCGAGAGAGTTTCAATCGCAAGTGTCTCCATTTCGGCAGCTTTTGCGAGTTCAGCGGCTGATTTGCGTCCTTTTTTCGCACTCGACTCCACGGGAGCAGCAGCAGCAGCAGCACCAGCAGCACCCTTCGCACCTTTACGACGCACCTCTTGTATAACAGCATCATCTTGCGAAACCCCAATACTTGATGCGTTCGCCCGCGCATAATTCGCGAATTCGTTATAACCGAAAAACAAATAGTGTGATGAAATAAGCCGCCGTATCTGTTTGATGATTTTGTCACGCGTCAGTCCTTTCATATTCATCGGGTTGATTTCCTTGATGAATTTATTACCGGTGCATGCGCGAATATTCCATACACCCGGCTCAATCTCTCGGAGTTCGCGTTCATCAAACAGCTGGAGCCGGAAATTCTCCTGAACATTCGGCGAAGCAACGACAATAATCTGTTGCGTAATGCCCATCTGTTTCATATAATCACGCATCTCTTCCGCAACACTAATCGCGGAACATGTTTTACCCGTGCCGAGACCGTGGTATAAAAGCAAACTATTATAAGGTGTCTCGACGGAAAGAAAATTACGCACAAATTGCTGATTCGGCGCAAGTTCTATCTGTGCGTTACATAAAACATCGGCCTCTTCCATTACATTTTTCGAGTTATCAACATCCATCTTGGTATCAAAAAACTCTTTTCGTAAGGCAATTTTGGTATTAAAATTCGGGTCGTTTAAGGTTGGGTAAAGACCATTCATGGCGGCTGCAGCGATTCGTCTGCCTTCGGCGTTGGCGTTGGCATCAGGGTCGTCACTATCTCCCTCTATCGGTAGAATCCCAATATCATGTATCGTCATCTCTCGTTCAAGCAATTCCTTTTTAAGAAGCATCTTGTTGAATTCCTTACTAAATGGATTATTGAGTTCTTCGGGTTTGATACGCCTACGTCCTTCTTCTAATTCACGTTTCATATTCGCAATCGTGGTTTGGGGGTCGGAACCAGAGCCTGCGGTGTCTGCGGAGGCAGCGGCAGCACCGACGACGGCTTTGGCTTTGGCTTTGGCTTTGGGTCGTATTGTGCGCGGTTTTTTACTTGCCGCTATCTCATTTGTTGGTGGCATGACCGCCATAGCAGCAGCAGCAACGGACGCGACCGATGGCGATGGACCGCTCGATGACGACGGTATCGTTATTTCTATGGGTATATTTTCTTGTTCTTCGGCCATATTGTCGTTGTCGTTGTTATTATGTAATGATATACCCTTTATATAATTACACGAAATAAAAAGGATTAAAAAATCTGATAGCGGGATAATATGTTATTGATTTTACGAACAATACCGATTTTTTCTAAATTGTAAGGTCGAATGGTTTGAATACACTCGTCAAATGCCATCCATTTCATGAGACCAACCTCCATAATGTCGTGTGCTTTTTTCGGTTTCTTATCTAAATCCACCATCGCGAGAAAATATTTCTGTTTGTAACACTTCATGTCCGACCCCATGAAAATTTCTTCATATGGCGCGATGTTTTGTATTACATTATCATTAGAAATGTCGTAGCCTGTCTCTTCAAGGCATTCTCTCAGCGCACACGGCAGGTCTTTTTCATTATAATTGCGTCGGCCTTTCGGAAATCCCCATTCTGTTTCCGTCCAGTTCGTGGTCGAATCCTCGATAAATTGATGGAGCGTCTTCACTCGGCCATCCTTCGTGCGTATTCCACCAAGAACCTGCCTATATTTTTCATACGAAATATGCTCTTCATTTTTATATTGACTGCTTCGCGTATATTCACCCCATAATAAACGCCAAAGCTCTTCGAAGGTGAGACGCAACAGATTCGCTTTTTCGCTGACCGTCATCTCGTCGATAATCCGCTGAATATATGCTTCGTCGTTTAATGAATATTTGCCGCGAACAAAATCGACGAACCCGAATGAATCACGGCGACGAATCATGAGAAACTCTGGACCGGTCTCACCGCAACGAAACGCAATCACACCGATACTTGTAATCGGCGCACGGCAATTGTTATACACATGATTTGTGCGATTACAATTATTACAGAAATATTTATTGGATTCTCCGGTGTTGGCACCCGCGCCCCCCGCCAAATGCTTACTTCGATGATTTCGTAGTTGAGTTATTTCAAGATATGACAACGCAGATTTAGGATTGTTTAGCTTTACGGCGTCATGAGCAGCCAGAGCCGTTTCATGTCCCGGACCTTGTCCTTCTTCCATCTTTTGAAATTCGCTTATCGTAGTTCTATGGTTGTTTTTATGTCGTTTCATTATAAGCAAACGATGATTAAGCTTGACGCGAAAGTATGGGGACCGCAATACTGGTTCTTCTTGATGACCGTCGCCGTAAATTACCCCAACCATGTGAATGATGTTACGCGTAAAAAATACTATGATTTCATCCAGAATTTTTCCATGTTTATTCCTGAACCGGAGATGTCGGCAGAGTTTGACCGAATGCTTGGAAAATATCCGGTCACGCCGTATTTAGACAGCCGCGATTCATTTATTCGCTGGGTTCATTTCATTCATAATCGATATAACGTTCTCTTGATGAAGGATGAAGTGAGCCTACATGATGCGCTCGAGAGATATTATTTACATTATCGGCCGCGGTCTGTCCAAATCATGGAGGAATTGAAGTATCGAGAGAAGCTCGTGTATTTGGTGTTACTGGCGGGGCTGGGATACGCCGCATATTACTATCATAATCGGTGAAGCCGAATATGCCGTGTATAATATTTAGTAATACGAGAAAATAAATTAAATATTGTTATATATTATAATCGGCATTATATGGATTTGAATAAAAAGGTTCAAAGCCCTTGGGCTACCGTTCAATCAGCAACAGCCAGGGCATCTTATGAGAATCTCCCTCAAGAGTTTGAAAAACTTAATCTTGGTGGTCCAAGGAAATCATCTGGCGGAAGCAACCGTAACCGTAAGAGATTTGATTCGCGTAAAAAATTACGCAAAAACAGACGCGCTACCAAGACGCGTCGGTATAAAAAATAATCACATTATTTTAGATGTATTATATAAAATTTAATAAATATTATATGATATGGTAAAACCCGAATACATCGTATTCATCGTTACAGCAGTTCTTATCGTGAATACATACTATGATGGTCAGCCGTTGAAAATGTTTCAAAGCAATCAGAAGTGGATTAAGATGGCGACATTCGGGTTCATTGGTCTCTCACTCTTCCTGTTTTTACGCCGCAATCCAGATAACTCTAGGCAATTGTTGTTTCATGCGAATGATATCATCAAGTATATGCCGATAAGTAAGGGGACAGCGGATATGATAACGCCGTTTTTTGATATGACGAGGGTTCCGCTGGGGGTTCCGCCCCCCCACGACGGTGATGCGATGGGCGGGGGGGTAGGTGGAGCTATGAATAGTGCGATGGGCGCAAGAACAGCACAACCAATAGCACGGCCGTCGTTGGGGGGAGGAACCCCCGCAGAAAGACGCTTGCTCAACTCCGGCAAAAACTCTAGCAAGCGTAGCGTAAGTGAAACAAAGAAAAAGTATGTCGCCGCACAACAGGGCTGGAAATGCGGTGATTGTCAGCGTCAGCTTCCCGCTTGGTTCGAAGTAGATCATGTTATCGCTTTAGAACATGGCGGTTCCAACCATGTAGATAATTTAGTCGCTTTATGCCGGGACTGTCATGGAAAAAAGACAGCGATGTCATTTTTATAGAATTATGTCTCGTGTTTGTATTATTGCTATGGCGGGTATCGTAGTCATCCTGACATTATTATATCTTATAATTATAACTGAAGGGTGTTATCATTATAAATAATAAATAATAAAACATTATGTCATCCTCGGCAGCGGCAGCGACTGCGGCAACTGCGGTAAGCCTTATTTTAAAACCAAAGACTGAAGAAGGAAAAGCTGAAACACATGCTATTTCTGTTATTGAAGATTCATTTCATATTAAAAAAATATTGAATTATTTACCGATTATCGTGCTTGTTGTTATATTACTAATTGTATTCGTGTCTTCTGACTTATTGACAGGAAATTGGCCGATATTCGTATCGTTGATTCTTACATTTCTTTATGTCTTGTATATTCACTATGTTTCTCCGAATAACTTTCTTAAACTGAAAGATTCAGGTGATACAATATTCCCGTCGCCACCTGACGATGATTTTACCATAAAAGGCTCGTCATCAGAAAAAATTATTCGGATTGTAATACCAGTAGCGCTGTTTATTCTCGGATTAGGTATGGGGTTCGGAAGCATTC